ATAATCGATAGCTAACATTGCGTCATCAATAGTAGATAAGCCTGGAATCGTATGAACTCCTAATTTTGATGATTTAAGATTTTTTCTAGCAATAGTTAACATTTCTTTGTCGGTATTAGGAGATTTTCCTATCAATAACGACGATGCTGCTAAACCATTACCGTGCCCTACTTCTACAACAGGTATTCCAGCTTTATCCGCAAATTGACAATATCTTTCGATGCTGTCTAAACTAATAGTATGCTTAACGCTATGATTTCCGTCTCTAAGACTAGAATCCGTAATGATTATATTTTTCATAGTTAATGTTTTAATTTTTCTGTAATCTTAATTGCCGCACAGTTAATAATATCTAAGTTACCGGCATATTCTGGCAGATACTCTCCAGTTCCCTTTACCCTAATACTTAATACAACTACTCCGTTTTCATTTAGTGTAGGCGGTAATACTAGTTCGTAATATGGTATATAAGTTTTTAATTCTTCTATTTTTTCTGCAATCTTTTCTGTTAAATTATTAAAATCAATTTCTTTAGTTTTAATAAAAATAGTAGTTTGCATATCAACGCATGGTTCTGCGGGATTCAAATTAAGAATAACTTTAGTTTTTCTACATCCGGTGAACTTAGTTATTGCATTTTTTGTAGTTTTAATGTAATTGTCAACATTGATTCTCGTAGCCATTCCGGCACTTTTAGATGCAATTTGAGACACAATTTCTACGTATTCTAATCCTTTACAATGTTTTGATATTAAATGTAACATTGGCATTGATGCTTGTCCCCCACACGTAATCATGTTAACATTATCATCCGTTAATATAATATCTCCATTAACATCAGGTACGCACATATCCCCAACTTTTGCTGGAGTTAAATCAATTACTTTGATTCCTTGTTCTTTAAAGATTTTAGCATGTTCTTTAGCATCTGTAGCATTAGTACAATCATATACCACTTCGCAACAATTAGGATTATTTTTGAAATAATCAATTCCTTGATCTGATATTTTAATTCCTTTTGATTTAGCAATACTCATCGTGCCAGAATCCAATCTTCTTCCTACGAATGCTACTACATCAATAAAGTCAGTTTTAATTGACTTTAACATGAGATCGGTACCGATATTACCTGTACCTAAAATTGCTACTTTTATTTTCATCTCGTTATACTATTACTTCGTTCATTAATTCCGGAAACCATCGCCGCTTTAATATCTTCTAAAGGCAACAATGGCGACATTTCTTCTAGTAATCCAGCTTGAATTGTATTGTCATTATTTTTGATACCTTTTACTTTAGGTATAAATTCTTGATTCGGATCCATAAATACTTCTAAAATACTTTGATTGGTAGCTGCTAAAAAATCATCAACATTATCTAATGTATAATAATCATATCCAAATGCATCTGCTACTTTTTTATATTCTGGAAGTTCTACGCCTGTTGATTTATCAACGCAAGTTTTCGTTCCACCAAATAACATGTTTTGCGTATGCTTGATCATTAAGTAGCCATCATTGTTAAAGATAACAATTTTAACTGGCAAATTATGAGTTTTAATTGTTTGAAGTTCTTGTAAATTCATCATCATACCTCCATCACAATTCAAACATAATACTGACTTATTACCAAATCCAGCGCCAACCGCCGCGGCAAGACCATATCCCATTTCGCCTAAACCTAATGATGTAAACATCTTTTGATTTGGTTTGATATTAAATCCATAAAAGCCACTTAATAAAGCAGTTCCCATGTCCGTAACAATTGTATAGTTATCGGGTACTTTGTTTGAGAACCAATCTATAAATGTATATGAATTAGTAGGATCAACTAAATGTTCAGGCATTACTCTAGGATATTTGTTTCGAATGTTATCGCAATATAATTTCCAATCCGTAGTGTCTACTTTAATTAAATCAACTGAAATTAAATCATATAAGATGTTTCCGATATCTTCATTAATTGGTAATCCATCAAATTTATTTGTTTCTGTTGAGTCTATATCAATATGAACTATTGTTGCATTAGGTGCAAAATCTTTTCTAGAATATCCTGTTTGTAATAGAGATAATCTACTTCCCATTACAATTAATAAATCGCAATTTTGTACTATAAAATTGGATGAACGTTGTCCTTGAACACCTGAACGACCGTAGTTATTTGAATGAGTTTCTTCAAGTAAATCTACTGCTGACCAAGTTAATATTGTGGGTAAATTATGTTGCTCAATAAATTGTTTAAATAATTTTTCTGATTGAGATAATTTAACTCCATGTCCTCCAATTACAACTGGTCTTTTACTTTGGTTAAGTAAATCTATTAAGTCTAATGTTTTTGGACTTAACATTGGAGTGTTTAATTTTTTAAATGGGGTGATAGGTTGTTCTTCAACCATTTGTCCTTGAATATCAAATGGTATTTCTAAAAATACAGGACCTGGTCTATTGATTTGTGTTGTTTCAAATGCCTTTTCAAATGTTTCGTATACATTTTCTTTAGTGATTCGAACAGACATTTTTGTATGTTTTGAAAATGTATCTACTGAATCATATCCTTGAATACCGTACATTCTCATATCTGAATATTCATTAATATAATATGATTGTTCTTGTCCCGATATAATAATTCCAGGAATTGAATCTGCCCAATTGGATAAAATACCAGTAAATGAATTCGAAGATCCTCCGCCGGCTGTAACTAGTGATGCAGCCAGTTTTCCAGTAGATCTATAATATGCTCCCATTGCCATAACGGCAGCTTGTTCATGATGTACAGCGATTAATTTAATATTAGATTTGTTATTTATGGAATTGTATATATGAGAATTAGCAGACCCGATAATACCAAATACAACTTCGATATTATTCTTTTCTAAAAATTCTGCTATAACATCACTAACTTTTACCATATAAATTTATTTCTATAATATTTTACAATTTCTTTTAACTCAACATCAAATTGTTTCCTCGGTTCCCAGCCTAGAGATCTTAGTTTAGAATCATTTAATGAATATCTAACATCCATACCTGGCCTATTATATGATAAATCAATATATTTTTCAATATCATTTATATCAATATTATTTATAATAAGAAGTTTTTTAACAGTTTCCAAGTTGCTTTGTTCAAACCCACCACATATATTAAAAATTTCATTTTCGACGCCAGATTCTATGATTGTAATTATAGAATTTGCAGTATCTTGTGCATGTAGCCAATTTCTAACGGGAGTACCACCATTATGTAATGGTATTTTTTTTCCCAATGTTAATAATTTGCACGCTTTAGGAATTAGTTTTTCTACATACTGACCAATGCCGTAATTATTTGTAGGACGAACAATTACATACGGTACATTATGAGTACGTTGCCAAGCTAATATTAACATATCGGCTGCAGCTTTTGTTGCTGAATAAGGATTAGAAGGTTTTAATAGATGTTCTTCTGTATGTTCGCCAGATTCAATATCTCCATATACTTCGTCTGTACTAAAATGTAATAATATTGGTTTTTTAGAATGTTCCCCTCGATGATTCTTTATAAGTTCTAATAAATTATGAACACCATCGATATTTGATTTAATGAATTCAGAACTGCTAACAATTGAATTTCCAACATGTGTTTCTGCTGCAGTATTAATCACATAATCACAATCATATAAAAATTTTAAATCATTGATATCGCAATGCACAAAAGAAAAATTTGGATATATTTTAAATTCATTTAATACATCTTTATTTGCAGCATATGTAATTTTATCAACGCCTTTAACATACCAACCTTTTTCTAAACACGTACGTGTCACATAGGATCCTATAAATCCTAAACATCCGGTCACATAAACTACTTTCATACAAATCTTTCTTTACATCGTTCTACAAACTTATTAACTTGTTTAATCATATCTTCTTCAGCTATTTCAATTTCTTTATATAACAATGGCAATGTTTCTATTGCTCTGTCGATATCGGTTTCGCCGAAAGCTACCCCATATGGATTAAACCTAGATCCCATTAACCATTCTTCTTTTGTTTTTGTTCCGTCTGGGATTACTATACTTATACAACCACACATTGCTGCTTGTATAGATAAAAAAGTATAATTATCATAACAATAAAATTTTTTAGTTGCATTAAATATACTTGATATATTTGATAAATTTCCAGCATCATGAAATTTAATTTCAATCGAGTCAGCTGGGTGTACTAATGATTTTGGATTTCCTTTTCGTATAGAATAGCAACTTCCGTTTCTAGATACATTTTTATTTTGAAATATATTCGAATGAAATTCTGTTATCATTAATTGATTTTCGCGCGATCCTAATTCGTCAGTATAATAATAATCCATATACCAATATATTAAATCCGTATCTGAATATGTATTATAATCTGTTTGATTTGCTGGGCCTAATATCCATCTTACCACATTTTTTGAATTCAATGGATTATAATGAATTCCTTCCGGATATATTACAATTGCATCAGAAATGTTATCAAATATTTCTTGAGTTATTAACGGCGTATTGTAATCGGAACATACATTAAATGTATCTCGTACATGGATTGGCATTAAATAACAAGGATAACCAATTTGGTTTAGTAAATGACATAATTTATGCATTACTTTGATTCCGCCAACACCCGGATCATAATCATATGTGTAAATTACAAAAGGTTTCATACTAAATTGTGCGTATTTTCATTTAAAAACCAATAAACATTATCAGAATATCGTTCTTCTCCAATACAATGCATAAAATCTATTTGATTTGGTAATTCAATAATTCTTTTTTTGTCTAATGCATGTCCTATAGCGGCTGGGGCTGATAAATTTGCGATTAACATGTTACATGAATTAATAGAAGTAAACCATTCATCTAAAGTTGTTACCTTGTAAAATTCAACTAAATGTTTATACGGAAATTCATTATAATCATTAATGGTAGACGAAATAAATAATACGTTGTCTTTACCATAATGATCAATTAATCGTTCATATGGAAAATCTGGATTACGCATTACATTAGCTTTACGTTGTATTAATATTTTGTTTTGTAAAATGGTATCGAGTTTATTATACGTTAACCATTTATAGTCGCCATTTATCGTAAATTTAAACATGTTTTGATAAATATTTGACCAACACGTTTGATATAATAGTTCTGAGTCAATATATCGTCCTAAATCAATATATTCCGCCGGAACTTCATGTTTAACGTAATTATCATATATTCCGAAACTTTTAATATATGGCTGTTGCATAATTATATCATACAACTCTTGATATGTATTTTCAATTCCAAATTCCCATCCTATGTCGTACATGTATAAATCAGCCGGCTCATTATGAAGTTCGCATAAATTTTTTACAGCAAATAATGAATGAACAAAATCACCTAATTTGCCTCCCATTAAAAACTTCATAATTTTATCTCAGTATATTCAGTTTCGAAAAATTTTTCTTGTATTGCTATTTTTTTTAAATACCGGTCGTAATTTGCTTTAGCAGTTATAGTAGATAATTCAGATTCATGTGCTCTGTCGACTAATTCAAACACTAATGCATTGGTATTTCGTAACATTTCATATTCGATGCTAGTTTTTATTTGATTAAATTTATCGATTCCTATTTGATTTATTATTTCATCACTTAATAACTGATATGAAGTGTTTAATTTTTTATTGACAATGCCGGTACTGTTTTCTAATTTTACTTCATAAATTGATAGTAAATCAAATACATACGATTCATCTAAACTAATCTTTAACATATAACGTTATTTATTTTTAATATTTTCTATAATATGAAGTCCAGTGCATTTTTCAAAGTAATTATTCGATATAAATTCATTTGAAAAATATTTTGGATTAATCCACCAATCTTCGAAGTAATTAGTATCATCCCATAATCCTAAACTACCATTTGGTGCTTTAACATCGTCGCATAATCGAATATATCCTTTTGATGATAAAATATCATATGATTTTGTTTTAGACTCATTGCCGCCAGCATAAAAATCATGTTCAAATGTCATTATTTTAAATTCATACGAATCAAATGGAAAATTTTCTAATCCAACGATTGATGTTGGATCGATATCTAATGATATGTAATCAATTACGGTTGGCACTTCATAAAAATTAAAAATATCTCGTAATTCCGTTTGAGGTATAAGAACAGTTAATACATCCGAATTTATACTTACATTACGACGATTTGTTGCTGATGCTGGGTCTCCGTCAATACATACGCCTTTCCAACCAGCTTCTTCTAGAAGCAATGTATTACTATTGATTCCAGTGTGATCAAATCCGGCGCCAATATCTACAAAAAACCCGGCGTTCCCAATAAGTTTTAGTGCAAATTGATCTTGGTATACTTGTGAATATGTTTTCATGCTGTTACGAATTCTATTAAACGTTTAAATGTATCAATTAAATTTTCCTGAGACCATTCTTTCCGCAATTTTTCTACATAGTTAGTTGTTTTATTAAATTCTAATATTTCTGGTAATGTATGTAATGCCATATCTATATTAGGATCGTACACCGGATTAAACATACCTACATTGGTAATTGCTAATGGCGTATTAGTAGATATTACATAATCAGGAACTCCAGAAATGTCGCGGCCATATCGATATGCAAATGCCATTAAATCATTGTTATAACAAAAATCTAAAATTTCTTCATTTGAAAGAAACTCAGTAGTAATATTTAATTTAATTCCAGGTTTTAACAGTACCGATCTCATTCTTTCAATATCTGCATTTTGACCGATACCGTCATTATCGCCATAATATGCTCTAGTAATATGAATATTAATTTGTGCATTTTCAAATTGATCGTTTACTAATTTTACTAAGTCATCAAAACCTTTACGTTCTCCAGCAAACCCAAATGAGCCAATATGTACAACATCGTGTTTTGGTTTAGGTTTACTAAGATCGTATTTATATAATGGTCTCGTAAAACCATTTTTTAATGGATCTTGATCAATATAATAATCAAACGTAGCAGTATGAAAATCTGGCGTATGCATTATTGTTACTGTATTTAAATCCGGAAAATTATTTTTTACATGTTGAAGAAGTCCATGATTTAACCAACCATATGGCCCAGTAGGACCACCTTCAATCCAATTAAACAACAATACGTTAACTTGAGATAAATTTAACTGATTAAAATCTTGCAACGTTTCTATTTCAAAATACTCAATATCCAAATCGCAATGTTGCAGGGTATCCCAGATACGTAACCCGTATTGATACACCCCGCAATTTTTTTGTTTACTATTTATGTAGTATATTTTCATTATTTTCCAATTATCTCAAACTTAGGACATGGAACGATAAATTTACCACCATTTGACAAATATTCATCTTCTCTTTGTACAAATTCAGATATAAAATGCCACGGAAGTACTAACATATAATCTGGCTTCATTGCTCTAACTTCTTCTTCCGATAAAATAGGAATATTAGTTCCAATTGTTTTTAATCCAAATTTATATGGGGAACGTTCTGCAATTGCATCTATCATTGTATGATCCAATCCAAACCATTGTAATAATGTATTTCCTTTTGTCGATGCGCCATATCCGCAAATTACTTTACCTTTAGCTTTTTCTTGTTTAATAAAGTTTACGGTTTGTTCTTTAAGTTCTTCAATATCCGACTGAAACTTTTTCCATATATTTAAATCATTCATATTATAGAATGTAGTTTCATATTCTAGTAACGAATCTACTCTAAATTTACATACATCTCTTAATGGACTAGTACCAAATGATGTAACGTCAGCTGTTTCTTTTTGTACATAAACTCGGAAACTACCTCCATTAACATCATTTAAACTGCAGTCGACTATTTTTAATCCGTGACTCTCAAATAATTTTTTAAATGAACCAATTGAATGATAATATGCGTGTTCGTGACAAATATTATCAAATGCCAATTGTTTAATCATTAATGGAGTATATGACAATTGTAATACCCATATTCCATTATCATCTAATATTTTACAAACATCATTAATAAAAGGATGCGGATCTAATAGATCGTAAAACATAGCAATCGTCGTTATAACTTTGACTTTTTTATCGCCATACCCCGTACGTTGATATGCGTCGTAACTAAAATAATCTTGTACAATCGTAGCTACTTTAGATGATTCGTTAACAAAAGTATCATCTGCAGGATCGATACCTATTTTACTATAAGTATCAGGTACTTGCTTTAATAAAGTTCCATCATTACATGCAATATCTAACCATATGTCACCTGATTGATGTTTTACTCGAGATGTTATTTCATCTACAATGTTTCCTAATTCTTTAGTCATAGTAGCATTAATTCCGGAACGATACCAATACTTACCCCACATCGTTTCATTTGGTGGCATTCCCGTTAATCTAGCAGCGCCAATTTCAGTGTTTAATACTAAATCTAAACTATATTTTTCTCGGCCGGTATAGTCGGATTCTGATTTAATAAAATCCGAAACATAATGTTCGCCTAAATTTACAACTTTGATGTTATTTTCCATATATTTACTTTATATTATTTTTTAATAAATTAATATCATTAGTTACCATTATATTAACCATTTGTTCCAAACTGGTTTTAGGTTCCCATCCTAATTTTTCTTTTGCTTTTGATGCATCGCCTAATAAACACATCGGATCTACTGGACGTAATAATTTACTGTCAAATTTAACAAATTTACTCCAATTATCAATTCCAATACACGCAAATGAATAATCTAAAAATTCTTTAATTGAATATGTTTTACCAGTTGCTAAAACAAAATCTTCCGGAGTATCTTGTTGAAGCATCATCCACATTCCTTCTACGTAATCAGGCGCATATCCCCAATCTCTTTTAGATTCGATATTTCCTAATGTTATATGATCTGCTAATCCTAAATGTATACGAGCAACTCCATCAGTAATTTTTCGTGTTACAAATTCTACACCCCTACGTTCTGATTCATGATTGAATAAAATTCCATTTACTGCAAACATACCATAACTTTCTCGATAGTTTTTAGTAATCCAATACGCATATAATTTTGCTACACCGTATGGCGAACATGGATGAAAATCTGTTAATTCATTAGCAGTTCCACCTTTTTTACCAAACATTTCAGATGACGATGCTTGATAAAATTTAGTGTTTTTATTTCCATATTCGCGAATAGCTTCTAAAACGCGTAATGCACCTAAACCGGTTATATCTGAAGTTTGTTCCGGTGTTCCCCAACTTTCTCCAGCAAAGGATTGTGCTCCTAAATTATAAACTTCATGCGGTTCGCTATCTTTAACTGCGCGAACTAATGAATTTTGATCCGATAAATCTCCTTTCAACATATGAATTTGATCGGATACTTTGAATAAATTCGGAGTATATGGTGTACTTTTTCTTCGTTCTAATCCAAATACTTCATAATCTTTTGATAATAAAAATTCGGCTAAATGAGATCCATCCATCCCGCCGATACCTGTAATTAATGCTCGTTTCTTTTTCATTATTTATTCTTAAAATTAAAATTAAAAAATTTATCTACAATTGTTTTAATATATGCAATTTGTTCTTCTGTAATAACTGGACTACAACCTAAAAAGAATGTATCGGTTGTAACTTTTCTGGCTATTGGAAAATCATTGATTACTTGTTCAGGATCCATTAATCCTTGATATGCTGGCTGTAACATAATATTACCAGCAAAATATGGCCGTGTTTGTATTTTGTGTGATTCTAAAAATTGACAAAATTCGGCTCTCGTAAATCCAGCACCATCTTTTACCGTTAATGCTACAGCAAACCAATCTGGATCTGCGTGTTCTGTTGCTTTTGGTAAATAAAAGAATTGTTCATATGATTTAAAAATATCAACAATTAATGCGTGATTTTTTCTTCGAATTTGACCTATTTCTTCTAATTTTTGCATTTGCACAAATGCCATAGCAGCTTGCATTTCTATTGGTTTTAAATTATAACCAATTTCTTCGTAAACATATTTATGGTCAAATACGTCATTTGGCAGAGCTGGTAACCAATTATTAAATCGTTGATTACACATTCCGCATTCTAACTGATTTTGTTTTCCTACACAATAACAGCCTCGACCCCAATCTCTAAAACTTCTTAAAATTCGCTCCGTTTCTAAATCATTACATGCAACAAAACCGCCTTCACCCATAGTAATATGATGTGCTGGATAAAATGAACAACTGGCCATTTTGCCATATGTTCCTAATGGCTGATCTTTGTATTTTGAACCTAATGCATCGCAGCAATCTTCTAATAAAATTAAATTGTATTTTTCAACCAATTCCATTAAACGATCCATATTAGGAGGATTTCCTAAAACATGTGCAAATGTTATAACTTTAATATCCGGATCTTCTTTTAATTTTTGTTCTACTTGATCTAAATTTAAATTTAAAGATTCTAATTCAATATCCACAAATACCGGAGTAAATCCTAACTGCAAAATAGGATTAATTGTTGTAGGAAATCCAGCAATTGGAGTTAATACTTTAGTTCCTTTTGGCAAATTCATACCTCGTTTTGAGGTTAATGCTGCTAACATTAATAAATTTGCACTAGATCCACTGTTCGTTAAAATTCCTAATTTTTTACCTAACCGTTTAGGAAATCTGGATTCGAAACGTATACCTTCTTGTCCTAAAACTAACCATCCTCCTAGTAATGTTTTAACTGCTGCTATATATTCTTTTTCATCAAAATAATTTCCAGCATATTGAACTAAATCTTTACCAGCTTCCCATGTTTTAGATGATTCTTTATGTTTGATGAACTTTTCTACTAGATTTAAAATATCTTCTACTTTTAAATCTTTAGAATCTATGAATTCTCGTTCTAAATCAGTGTACGTTTTATTAATCATAATGTATTGTAAAAATTATTTTGTTTTTCTTGTCGGTCAATTGTTTTTGGGTGATATAAAGCAAAATATTCTACATCTGGTAGAATAGTATATGTTTTGAACCCATCCAACCGCTCATGTACTTTATTTATCCATTTAATTTCAGGTACATTTCTCCAAATACGCCATTGAAAATCAGGCCAATTAACCCAACCTTTTTCGTTTACTTTCCAGCCCCATTGTTGAATATGTTCAGGTGTTAAACCCTCAACTGTGTTTACTCGTGGTACTAAGAAAATATCCATTTCAGGATTTAATTCTAAAAGCTCATGTAAATGTTTAATTAAATCCTCTGATGGGTATTCATCAGCATCAATTTGGAAGATATAATCTCCGGTACATTGTTGGGTTAAATGATTTTTAAATGCTGAGAAATCGCTATTTAATGGGTTAAATATAACTCGGCAATGCCCTTGTTCATTATGTTTCATGATATACTGCCAAACTAATTTTTTAGCTTCTGACATACTATTAAGATCAGCTACAGACAAATCCATTTGAATAACGATTTCGTCATGAGGTTGTTTATGTTCTAACAAAAACGCTAACAATCGTTGAATTTCTATAAATTCATCACAAACGGTTACAGCATAACTTATTTTCATAATATATAATACGTTATTTTAAATTATTCTCCAACCTTTTGTAACTTAGGCAATTCTATCTTTTTTAGCTGCGGTAACTTAAGTTCTACTGGCTTTGGTATCTTTGCTACCATTTCTTCTATGTGCTGTAATACGTTCTTATAGATATCTGATACAGCAGTTTTAGTAAATGTGCTATTAACAAAGTATCTTTGTCGTTTTGCTAAATCACACCATTTCTTGTAGTTTTTACGAACATCCTGCAACATCTTGCCGGCGTATGTATAATCAGGAGTAAACCATTTTGCATCTCCAATTAAAAATGGATTTTGTGCAGATGCATGAATTGGTGTTAATCCGCCTGGCAATTCACATATAAAATCTTTTTTCAAGAAATCAGCTTGTCCAGAATAATGCGGTGCTATAATAGGTTTACCGGTTGTAGAAAATTCTAATAATGGTCGACCAAATCCTTCAGATTTAGTAAATGTTACCATTGCTTTTACTTTGCTATGATTATACAATGCATTCATTTCAGCATCTGTCAACTCACCATGCAATACATATACATTTGGAAGTTTTGCGTTACCGAACATATCTCGTATCTGTAATACTTTGGATTCAATATCCATTCGATCCATTATACTATAAGTAGCCCCACTCGTTTTTAATATTAAGGCCGGCATATCTTTTGTATTTTTGAATGTATTGAAAAAACAATGCACAAGTCCAGAAATATTTTTTCGATCCTCACCGATTTGTCCTTGCAACCAATGACCAACTGATAAATACGCCCAAGACTCTTTAATGTCATCCAATGCAGGTACTGATGCTACAACATCTTTATTATTATAAACCGTCTCAACAAAATATTCTGGAATTACCTCTATTTTAACAGTTAATGGTTTGTTATGCTTTTTAGAAGTTTCAATAAACACTGTTTTAGTAAATTCACTCGGAACAATAATTAATTGCATGGCATTTAATTTATCAATCCAATCCTCCGGGCAAATATCTCCTTCGGTTCCTGCAGTTACTCCGATATTGTATTTACCTACTGGTTGTAATTCATTAGGAACAGAAATTTGAATCCATATGTCAGGTTGCTGTGTTAGTGGCAACGGAATGATTCTTCGTTGCAAATCAGGTACCAATGGATATGACATTGGAGTCGCTCCCCATGGCAATGATACTAATTTTACATCCCATTCATCTGATTTTTGTTCTATAATATTCGTGATAATTTCACGTGCATGATGTCCATAACCACTTTGTGTTGCTACTGGTGATGCTATAACTACGTTTCTCATTATGCTACTATTCCTGTTTGTTTATATTCTGTTGGCTGTACTTGGTGTAATGTGTATGAAGGTCTTGGTTGTTTATATGCGGTAAACAAATAACGATACATATCAATCATTTTATTACCCATTTGCTCTGCCGTTAATCCGTTTTCTAAAGCCCATTGTCTTCCTGCTAATCCTCTCGTGTCTCTTTCTAATTTAGACATTTGATACCAATACATGATTGCGTCTGAAACATCTTCAAATTGAGCTCTATCATCAAAAATATATGGTGTTGCTGGTGATCCTTGCAATGAACGGTTGGTTGGAAATACTGGTTTTACCCAAGATCCATGTTTTTTATATTTACCGGTGTGATTTGTAGAAAACTCTCCGTTAAAACAAATCCATTCGCCATTTTCATCTACGAACCCACATTGATCTTGCAATCCGCCAGTTACGTTGTTAATAATCGGGATTCCAGCTAATATTGCTTCGGTTGAACTTAGACCCCAACCTTCATTAGAACCAATATTTACCACTACATCTGCAACATTATACATTGCGTTTAGATCCGTTCCAGATAATTTTTGTTCTGAAAAAATAATTTTACATTGCGGGGCAAGTACTTTTGCTACTGCACGTAAATCGGTTCCATTTTCGTCGATTGGTTGCGTATGCATTAGTAATGCAACTTTAGATCGTTTATCTTCTGGTAGTTGATCTGTAAAGTGTTTGAATGCTAATATTACATCACCTGGCTGTTTTCTTCGGATGTTTCGGTTATTCCAAAATACTACAAAGTCTACATCATTTTGTTTTTTAATTCTTTCAAACATTGTTGCGTATGCTGGATTTGTAGCTTCTAATGGTTTGAACGTGTTATGATTTAATCCGTGAGGCACGAAACCGGTGATTGCATCATTCCATTTAATATCTGCAGGTACTGAATCTCCGTTGTCGTAATCTACAACACCAAATCCGTTCTGTTTAAGCACTTCTTTATGGATATTATCAGACTGTTTGCTAATTCCCATAATCATATCACAACTACCGTAATATGGGGCATTCCACATTGGATATGGTAAATCATCCCAAATTGAATAATAGGTAATAGGAATACCAAAGGTTGTTTTGATTTCATGTTCGATCGCATACAACCAAGTCCAATAACGAGGATCGGTGAAATGAAGAATAGCATCAGGCTTTTCTTGATTTAGTACCGCAAATAAAATATTTCGGTCGCCATATCCATTATATGGTATCAATTTAACTGATGCATCTTCTACCCCAGTTTCTTGGGCAATTTCTGCAGACAAATCAAATGCCTTGCCAGCATCCGGATGATTGATTGCAGCTCCAATTTGAACCCAATCAAATTCTTTAACTGTGCTGAAAATAATTTCTTTGCTAATTGTTCCAATACCGGATGGTAAACGAAAATCATCTGCTAACAATAAAATTTTCTTTTTTGCTGGCTTGTTTGGATCAATTTTTTTTAACTTTGGTAACTCCATTTATTATTCCTTATAACTTTATTATAAATATTACTAACCTAAAATAACCACTGGTTTATTCAACTTGTTCACATTAGTATATGCTGTTTGTAATACCGGGTCTAATTGTGATTCATTAGTCATAATCATCATGTAATCACATTGTTGTGCAATTAGTTTCATGCGATGATGTAATTGTGAAAAATGATATTTTTTACCATAATATGATTCTGGCATTGCTGAATATAAATTATATCCAGAAAATGATGGATTGAATTCCTGATAATTCATTCCGAATTCTAATGCAAATTTTCTTACAAAATAATTAGCACCTTCATTCCCACCAGCTCCAATAATAATCAGATCATCTGGAAATTTACGTTTTAACATTTGCAATGTTTCCTGAACTTTGCGTTTATTTTGCCAACCTGTATTTCCGATTAATGCTACTTTTGCCATATTATTTTTCATATGAAAATTTAACACTCTTTGGCATATGATTATATGCTATTCGTAATCCAGTTTCTAATAGTTGTCGGTTACTTTTACTATTAGGTCCAGTTTCATCAGTTAGTAAAACATATTCCATAACTTCCCATCCTACAAATGGGGCTCGCTTTTGTATTTCAAATCGATATACATATGCATGTTTATGTTTATATTGAATCATACTATATTATAGTTATTTTTCGGCACGAATCCTATTTTCTTTAGGACAATTCATATAATCTGTTTTGAATGGACAATACTTGCAATTTTTATCACCCTTTCCAGAAATGGCCATATATGGTTTATCTGCAAGTTTATTTCCTTCAGAATCGAAACAATGTTCTACAAATGCATCAATTTGACGTTGAACTTTGCGTTGTGTTACCGTGCCGGAGCTAGGTTTAAATAATTGTATGCGTTTTTGTGGAAACATTGACTCTTCAATCATTTTGCGTTTCACAATAAAAAACTCAACTACAATATTTTCTTTCGGGACACCAAATTGCTCGGAAAATTTATTTTTATATAATACGAGTTGGGCTGCTTTTAAAGGATCTGATTTTTGATATTTGTTCCAACCGCCACGACTTGTTTTAATATCATATACATGTATAGTATTAGTTGGAATATGGCGTATAACCAAATCAATAAATCCAAATAAATAAACCGATGGATTACTAGGCGATGCCGGGGTACATAACTCTATTTCAATGCCTACCAATTCCCAATCTTTAGTAGAAAAATACTGTTTGCGTCGTTTCTTGAACCATTCCAAAATAGCAACACCATCTTCTAAATATTCTGCTAACTGCAATGGATTGGAAAAGTGTGATCCGGTATCAGTTACATTGCGTTGATATTCTTCTCGCAGTTTGTTAGTTAGTATACTTCGCAAATCTAACGCATCTGCTTGTTTAACCGATTTGGTATACATAACTTCAATATAATACTGCATTGTCTCGTGGAATGCCGTACCAAAACATGTATCGATTGAAGCCTGGAATGGAGCCAATCCATCTATATAAGCAAGTTTCCAGGATAACGGACACCGTTCATACATGTACCATTGTGAATATGATATTCTACGAGGAACTGTGTCAGCATCGCGTAATGATAGCTTATAGACAGGATTAATATAACCATTTTTCATACATTAAATATAAGAAAAAATATAATAGGAAACAACCGGACAGTAAAAAAGTGCAGCAATAATGCTGCACCACTTATAAATAAAATACCATAAAATAAAAAAAACCCACTCTTTTTGTTGATTCTAATAATTGTCTAAATCTATTTAGTTCCATAGTTTTTATTTAAAAAATAAATGTACCAACCTCTTGTTCATTCTCGTCTTTAATTGAGATACCTGGTTTTTGTTGCCCTGGAGCGTTAACACCCGTTGAAACAGTTTCACCATAAACCCAATTATATTTACCACCTTTAGTTCCTCTCCCACCAAAATTTTTTGTGGTGAAGTTTGGTTGCCACTGAGTTTCATAATCTGTTATTTGAACTCCATCAACATCTGTTGGGAACCCGTAATCGTCAAAAGTAATTTGACCTTGTTTTTTATTAGTAAAATAATTTTTATCAAAATTAATGGTCTCTTGCTCCATTAAATAATGATTTGCAATTTTATTGAGTCGTATAGCATCTTGTTGTGCATTATATGCTTTATCTTCATCTTCGTTTAAATTCTTAGTTTTAAAACGACGCATATTTTCTGCTAGAATATTTTTTAGTTTTATCATATATTTCCTAATTTTAATATAAATATAATCAAAAAAAAAAATACTATTTTGTTAAATCCAAAGAACATCCAATAACATTTATTTTTGGAGTATGTGTATGTTGTTGTTCTGTTAAATAGATATCAATTAAATCTTTAGTCTTATTTAAATCTTCGGTAAATGATCCTTTGTAACGACAACGTACGATTCGTTTAATAATATCAAATTCATAGCTATTAAGTTCCCAATCTTCTGCGAATTTATACAGGCTATCTTTACCTCGGTAATGTGATTGCGTGTTTACACTCATTTTCTAACTCCTTTCATCATGTTTTTTACTTCTTTCTCCGAATATCCATATAAATTTAGCAGACGAGTGCAACTAGTTTGATCCATCAAATCCACGTAATCAGTTGCTTCAGAACGACTTACTTTGTAGTGCTCTGCAACTTGAGAGATTAGTTTATCGGAAAATTTATCTTCTTTTTTACCTTTAATGTATTTAGCAAATGCCTTGTTATGCGGTAATAGTTCGTAATAAAGACGATATGTTTCTTGTGGCCGTAATAACCCTATTGTGTATGTCTGTAACTCATTAATAACCTCAACTAAATCTTGTCGCATAGAAAGCCAACGATTAACAATATATGGAGAAAATGCCTTTTGATCAGTTTCACTCCATTTATTCCATGCTTTCTTTTTGCTTGTTACGCCTTCGATAAAATCAAAGATAGTTGCACCCTTTTTTTCTTCTGCCATTTATAGTTTATATTTAGTTCGCCATTGTTTTTCGAAATTTGGACCAATACCCATTTCTAGTATAACTGCTGTATCTGGTATTCCGGGAATTTTACGTTCTAACACATCATCAATACTTTTATTGCGCAATGTTTTCATTTTGGTTTTAGCATTGCTCCGAGCTGATGTTTTAAAAACAATTGTTACATCGTCTTTATAGTATGGGCTAGACATTATTTTTTCAGTTTAATGGGTTGAAACACTTCTGGAATAGACCCGCAATCATCACATCGAAACACAGGAACCGGAACCATTGTATCTTTATCCCCACCTGTTAGAAATTTTGATACTTTGTTAATTGCCATTACTTGACGAAAATACATTCCATCACATTCTTTGCATTGAATTGGCTGCATATCGTTTGGGCCAATATTAACATTTAATTTACTCATATTTCTCCTAATATATTTACAAACATGGACATTATGTTGATTTCTTTGTCTACAACAGATGCATCTTTGTATTGAGCTTCTGCAATAATTAAAATGCATGGAGCTACATGTCCATGAGCGAATTCATCTAAATTGTCATATAGAAATGTGTATAGTGCCGTAAAATCTCTTACTTTGCTATCTGCAATAATTTGACGTATTTTAGTGAATGCACCTTTCTTGTCTGCAGAATTGCGTAATACATCTAATATTTCTGTCATGTAATTTGCTTGTATAGCACTTGCTTTATCTAGTTGCAATGTGTTATTAACAACTGATGCTTGTGCTGCATTAATTGCACGACGAATATCTGGATATGATGCATTAATTATTGCAGCAACATCTTTAATATCAAACTCAATTTGCTTTTCTTCTAATACTTGCACAAGCCGCTTTGCTACATCTGTTTTATTCGGAGGAGTAATTGCAAATGTTTGACAACGAGATTGTATTGGATCAATAATCTTTTCTACATAATTACATGTAAGAATAAAACGGGTTGTTTTACTATATGTTTCCATTAAATTACGTAATGCTGCTTGAGCATTTGGTGTCAAATAATCA